CGCGCAGGCGAAGATCTTCGCGTCGATTGCGGGCACCAAGACCCTGTCGGCCGCGGTGATCACGCAGGCGGCGCAGCTTGGGTACTCGGTCAGGCAAGAGGAGGCGTTCAGCTTGGAAGAGGTGCTCGCGCAATAGCTGGGCAGTTGGCGCATAATCGGCGCCAATGACCCACACCGATATGATGAACTCCGTCGCGATCGCCCTCTCCGAGGATGGCCACGCGGTGTTTCGCGCAAACGTCGGGCTGTTCTTCACGAAGGACGGGCGGCCAGTGCGCACCGGGCTGCCGGTTGGATTCTCGGATCTGTTCGGCCACCGGGCTGGTGATGCCCGCGCGTTCTACCTCGAGGTCAAGACCGGCACCGGGCGCCTGACCGCCGATCAGAAGGCGTTTCTGGCTGCGATGAAAGCCCGCGGGGCGCTGGCAGGTGTTGTGCGAAGCGTGCAAGACGCCAGGGAAATTGTTGGCGGCAGGTAGTATCAGCATCGGCACAGGCTAGGTCGACGGACCGAAGAGGCGATTCATCACGCCCTGCCTGACGCCATTACCTTGATGTCTCTGCTTTGGATGAAAGCTGACAATGAATGCTCTACAGTCTTTCCGCGACGCCATCGCGGCCGCTGGCCTGACTCCGCCGTCTGAGATCATCGGCGACGGCAAGCTGCACCGGTTCTCCTCGAACGGCAAAGCCCGCGACGAATCGGGTTGGTACAAGTTTTTTGACGACGATCGGCCGGCCGGTGCATTCGGTTGCTGGCGGGCTTCGATGTCCGTCAATTGGAAAGCTGACACCAAGCGCGAGTTCTCGCCCGAGGAGCGTGCCGCCTGGCGCCAGCGCATGCTGCAACTTGAGGCTGAGCGCGAGGCTGAGCGTCTGCAGGCCATCAAGTACGCTGCCGAGACGGCCAGCAAACTGTGGGCGATCGGCCGAGAGGATGCCGCGCACGATTATCTGGCCCGAAAGCGGATCCCCAGCTTGGGAGCCCGAGTGCTGCGCGACACGCTGCTGGTGCCCGTGCGGGCATCGGCAAAGGAGCTAGTCGGTCTGCAGCGCATCTCGCCTGACGGCACAAAAAAGTTCATCAAGGGCACGCCCCTGACCGGATCCTACGCCAAGGTCGGCACGCCCACGCGCGACGGCACGGTCGTCATCTGCGAGGGCTATGCCACCGGCGTGTCGATTCACATGGCGACCCAGCACTGCGTCGTGGTGGCGTTCAATGCGGGCAACTTGGCCGCCGTGTCTCAGAAGATTGTCGCGGCGCTGCCTGATGCCAGGGTAGTGATTGCGGCTGACGACGACGCGTTCACGGCGGGCAACCCGGGTATCACCGCGGCGCGCGCGACGGGCCTGCCGATCGTGGTGCCGGTCTGGTCGGGCGAGCGCGGCCGGGGCACCGACTTCAATGACCTGCACGTGGCCGAGGGGATTGAGGCCGTTGCCGCCTGCTTTCTGCGTCCTGATACACTTTTAGAACCGGGTTCCGTATCCGACAAGCGGACTGTCAAGCCGGACAGTGACAGCAACAACGCCGGCAGCAGCGACGCCGAGGCTCATCCTCCCCCGGCGGTCGCTGCCGTCCACCAGCAGCCGGGCTCTTTGGTTTGGCGACCAGAGCCCGGCTCGGACGTTATCCCCGACTACCACGATTGGCTGCCCGACGTGAACGACAAGGGCAAGCCCCTGTCGACGATCGAGAACGTGGCCGAGGTCTGCCGCCGCTTGGGCATCACGGTGCGCTACAACGTCATCAGCAAGGAGGAGGAGATCCTCATTCCTCGCGCTGCGTTCAGCCTGGACAACAAGCAGAACGCGAGCCTGGCGTGGCTCTTGTCAGAGTGCGCCAAGTTCAGAATGCCCGTCGATCGCGTGCCCGATTTCATCACCTATCTGGCCGACCGGAATCTCTACAACCCGGTCGCACAGTGGATTGACAGCGTGCCCTGGGACGGCCGCGACCGGCTCACCGATCTGATTGCTACCGTCACCGCGGTCGGCGAGGCCCGAGATCCGCGCGTGGGGCTCATGAAGCGCGCGTTCATCACCCGCTGGATGGTCAGCGCCATCGCGGGCGCCTACCGGCCGACAGGCGTCTCAGCCCACGGGGTGCTGGTGTTCCAGGGCGCGCAGTATGTCGGCAAGACCAGGTGGTTCAAAGAATTGGTCCCTGGGCATCTCGGGCTGCTCAAAGACGGCATGTTGCTCAGGCCCGACGATCGAGACAGCGTCATGAAGTGCGTCTCGAACTGGCTTGTCGAGCTTGGCGAGATCGACGCGACGTTTCGCAAGTCCGACGTGGCCGCGCTCAAGTCGTTCCTCACCAGCGATCGCGATGTCCTGCGCCGGGCCTACGCGCGCAAGGAGTCGGCGTTCGCCAGGCGCACGGTGTTCTTTGCCAGCGTCAACCCGAAAAACTACTTGCACGATGAGACCGGTAACCGGCGCTACTGGACGATCGAGTGCGAGGCCCTGAATCACTCGCACGGCATCGACATGCAGCAGTGTTGGGCGCAGGTGCACGCCATGTGGGCTGCTGGCGAGTCGTGGTTCCTGCAGCCTGAAGAGATGGAATTGCTCAATGAGCACAACAAGGATTTCGAGGTCATCGACCCGATCGAAGACCTGATCACCAATGGTCTGGACTGGAATTCGCCAGACCACTACTGGAATTGGCGCACCGCAACCGACGTGCTGATGAAGCTCGGTCGTCAGCAGCCGACAAAGTCCGAGGTCACGAAGGCCGGCACAATTGTCCGTGGTCTGAACGGCGGTCGATCAAAACGGATCACCGCCGCGCGATTGCTCTACGTTCCTGACACCCTGATGACTCCTCTTCGATGATGCGTCATCTTGTAAGTCATTGATTGTCTGTGTCTTCTACCACTATGACACTTATGACTCTATATATATATGTTATTATTAAAAGGGGGGAAATTCAGGGTGCGCGAGGCCCGCGTAAGAATTGCCCGCCTTATAAGCATTCTCGGTCATGGTGACGGGTGGCGTCATTGGCTGGTTTTCTGTTACAGTTTGATCAGGAGGATCACAATGAACACTTACGTCATAAAAAGCGGCGTTCCATTGCTACCGTCTCGCGAGCAGAGATACCCGTTTGGCGAGCTTGAGGTTGGCCAGTCGTTTGAGTTTCAATTGCATCAGGTCGCCGAAGTTCGGTCTGCGTCTCAGTGGGTTGGCAAGAAGCTGGTTCGCAAGTTTGCGGTTCGCAAGGACAAGGCTGCCGGTGTTGGTCGCTGCTGGCGCGTTGCCTGATCGTTGCGAACCTCGCGCCTTTGCGTTAAATTCCGACCATGAATCCCTGCCACGATTGCAAGCTGGCCGAGTCGAATCCGGTGCACATCACATTTTCTGGTGGGCTGTGTTGCGCTGCCCGCGGGCTGATGGGTTCGCCCAAGCGGTTTCGGCGTGAGCGTGCCGTTGCCCTGAAGGCCGCGCTCGAGCCGGACCAGTGGGCGCACGTCAGGGCCCGGCTTGACGTTCTCATGCAAACTCGGTGACCTATGGCGGCTCGAAAGAACACCGGCGACACGTTTACGCAGGCAGCCTTTGATGAGGTGATAGCCAGGCTGTCTATGGGGGAGCCTCTGGCGGCGATTTGTCGTGATGAGCACATGCCCGCGGTGAGGACGTTTCACGATTGGAAGGAGCGCACACCCGAACTGGCCGCCCGGTTCGCGCGCGCGCGCGATGACGGCTTCGACCAGATCGCGCTGCAGACGTTGACGATCGCCGACACGCCGGTCGAGACGATCATCGAGAGGCGAACCGCGCAGGGTGTTGAGACGACGCGTCAGGACGCGCTGGGCCATCGCAAGCTGCAGATCGAGACCAGGCTCAAGTTGCTGGCGAAGTGGGACCCACGCAGGTATGGCGACAAGCTGGCCATTGGCGGGGCTGAGGATCTTCCGCCGGTGCAGACTGAGGCGAATGTGACTCTGAACCCGTCTGAGGCCTACAAGCGGCTCCTGGGTGGCTCTGCGTGACCGTTCCGGCTGACTTTGACTGGAAGAACCCGGACTACGCGCCGGTTTGGGCTGCAAGAATAGAGCGGCTCAATCGGTTGCGGGCTGAGCCCGGCATGCTGCCTGGCCTGAAGGCGTTCTACGCCGATCACCCGGTCGAGTTCATCACCGACTGGATGTGTACGTTCGATCCTCGAAACGTCGAGCGTGGCATTGACGCGGTGATTCCGTTCCTTTTGTTCCCAAAGCAGGCCGAGTTCGTTGAGTTCGTGGTGGCGCGTTGGCGGGCCCGCGAGGACTGGCTGTGCGAGAAGTCGCGCGACATGGGCGTCAGTTGGCTGTGCGTGGCGATCGCCACCTGGATGTGGCTGTTTCACCCGGGCACTGTTGTTGGGTTTGGATCGAGGAAAGAGGAGTACATTGACAAGCTCGGCGACCCGAAATCACTGTTCTGGAAGATCCGTGAGGCGCTGAACCTGTTGCCGGCTGAGTTCAAGCCCGCGGGGTACAGCGAGCGCGCGCATGCGCTGAGCATGCGAATCGTCAATCCCGAGAATGGCAGCACGATCGTCGGTGAGTCCGGCGACAACATCGGTCGCGGCAACCGAACCTCGATCTATTTCAAGGACGAATCGGCGTTTTACGAGCGGCCCGATGCGATCGACGCGGCGCTGTCGCAGACCTCGAACTGCAAGGGCGACGTGTCAACGCCCAATGGCGCCGGCAATCCGTTTTATCGCAAGCGCCACGGCGGCAAGGTCAAGGTCTTTGTGTTCGACTGGCATGACGATCCGCGCAAGGATCAGGCTTGGTACGAGCGCCAGGTCGATGCGCTGGACCCTGTGATCGTGGCGCAGGAGATCGATCGGTCGTACACCGCATCGGTGTCGAACGCGTGGATC